CTGGCTCAGCAGATGATGTAGCCATCATTGCTACGCCTTGGAAAACATTGAGCGGTGAATATGTATCCCTTACTGTTGGCATTGCAAAGCAGTTTGTGCAGTCGGCACTGACGCAGCAAGGGGCGCTATTTTCAGCAGCTCAAAGCAAAATTGGCGAAGTTAATGGCCTGACTACAGTTGAGCAGGTTCAGGCGTATGACGTTGATGCTGGATTTTCTGCTGTTTATCAATGATGAAATTACTTTTTACCAGGCGTAGGCATATCGGCTCGTGGTTTATCCGCTTTGTCACATGGAGTGAGTACAGCCACGTTGATATTGTGCTTGATGAGCATTACCTGATTGGTGCGATTGCTGGTGATGGGGTAGTGATTAATTCAATTAATTATCGGCTGGATAAAGCATCCAAGGCTGTAATAATGGATCTGCCGGTGCATTCAATTGATGATGCAGTGAATTATGCAAAATCACAGCTAGGCAAGCGCTACGACTGGTGGGGTGTAATTGGCATCGGTTTGAAACGGAACTGGCAAGATGATGATAAGTGGTCGTGTGCGGAATTGGCTGCTGCAGCAGCAAAGCATGCCGGGCAGAAGCCTTTTGATAGCAAGTTTTATCATCGAATCACGCCTCAGCATTTGCTTATGCTCAATTTTGAGAAGGTGAAAATTAAGTAATTATTAATGATTTAAGCGCCAGTCAATAGGCGTTAATTAACAAAAAAGAAAGGTGAAAACCGATGCCCAATGAACATTGCAGACAAATTATAGAGAATGGATACACGTTTTTTGATTACATTCCATTCGCTGCACTTATAAGCGGAAAAACTCAAATGGCAACTCCTTTAACTACCAGATTGGTTGAAACAGTATTGATGTCTGCTGTAGCAGGCGGGTTTGCTATGTATGTATCAGTTGAGGTTGTGAAAACCGAATTGAATAGTGTGAAGTCCGGCATCGTGAAGCTAGATGAGAAAGTTGAGACTAAGTTTGATCAGCTAGACAATAAAATTGAAAGGGTACGAGGTGATTTATATGTGCCGATAGGTAAGGTTGATCGATGAATTTTATTAAATGGGCAGATGCAAAAAACTTTATCTCAGTACGCTCGTTTGTTCTTTATGTGACGGTATGGATGACCTGGCAAGCATTTGCATGGGCAGCGGTGTTTGCTACTACTACAGATAAAACCGGAGCCGATGTAGCGCTTATTATTGCTGCAGTCACAGCTCCAATATCAGTACTGCAGGGTTTTGTGTTTAAAGTGTATTCAGAAAGCAGGACTTGATGAAGCGTACGATAAATTCGATCGTAGTTCACTGTGCAGCTACACCCAATGGCAAGCCATTCACTATTTTAGATATTGATATGATGCATAAAGTGCGCGGATTCAAACGGGATAGTCAGGCAGTTCGCAGCTTAAACCCTGATCTTAAATACGTTGGTTATCACTTTGTCATTGAAGTTGATGGCAGTGTTAAATCAGGACGCGGCCTAGAAGAGATTGGCGCGCACGTGCAGGGCAGTAATGCAAAATCAATTGGCATTTGCATGATCGGTACTGATAAGTTCAGCCAAGTGCAATGGATGGCGCTGCGAGAGTGTTTGATCAACATGGCCAGCAAAATACTAGGCCGCACCATCATGTCAGCAGACTCTATGCTGCAATCATTTAAGGATGCTGGAATCAGCATTAAAGGCCATCGCGATTACTCGCCTGATTTTAACGGTAACGGCATCATCGATCGCAACGAGTGGACGAAGATCTGCCCTGGGTTTGATGTATCTGCATGGATTATTAGCGGCATGATGCCATTAAAGGGGGCGTTGTATGTTCAATCCGATTAATTTCATATCAGGTCTAAGTTCGCAAATAAAGCTAGGTCTGATTGCAGTACTTGTAATCGGCGCTTTCTTTGGGGGCTGGACAGTGCATGGCTGGAAAACTGATGCCGGTGTAGCTCATAGTATCGACCGTGATTTAAAAACCAGCCAGACGCTCGATACGAAAGCCGAAAAAATCATTGAAACCAAACAAGCCAAAGAACAGGAGATTAAAATTGTATACCGAGATATTAAGCACGAAATACGTGAGCAGGCTGATGATCGTATTTGCTTCACTCATGATTCTTTGCAGTTGTGGAACGCCGCGATCACAGGTACCGATAGTCATCGAGCCGAGCCTGCTGGAGAGGCCGCAGAAAATGCAGCCGTTGTCGCCACAGTTGAAGAAGTCCTTACAAACGCCGCAGAAAACTTCGAGACCTGCAACAGCAACTCAGTGAAACATAATGCTTTGCTGGATAAGCTGCAGACGCTTAAGGGGAAAATGTGTGTTTGTAGCGAATGAATCTGGATAATTTAGATCCCTGCTAATAATTGATATTGGCAGGGATCGTTTAGATCAATTAATTCAATTGCTGCTTAATCCAATTTACGATAATTGCGCTTAAGTTGCCCCATGCTGCATCTGGAGTAATTTTTGAGACAAAAATTGCATCATCACTATCCATATATATTTGGCAATAGTTTCTGATGCTTTCAGCGTCATCACCAGTCTTCACCATCCAATTTGAATCTAATACATGGCAGTATATTGGGTATTTTTTTACAATTGCATCAATTAATGAATTGTAGTTTTTAACTTTTTTTAAATCATAAGCTATCAAATAGGTAGCCATATAAATCCCTTTTCTAATATAAAACACGAAAAGGTTGCTTACAAAAGTAAATGGTTTTATGATTCACTAAGCAACGCATTCTAGTGTGTTGTTTGAGCTAAATAATAAAGGTGTTGCACTACCACGGCTTGTAAATAGACTAGCTTTCCACGGACAGACTATTTGCAAGCCTTTCTTTTAGATCCCGGCAGGGTAGTATCCTGCATTGCTACCAGGATCAATCTATCTTCTCATTCAAAAACCTCCTAAAACCACAATATATGGTGCTATTTACAATAATTTAGTCATTAAGTTGTGGTAGGTCAAGATGTTTTTATGGGAATTCAGTGAAAATTAATAAATAAATAGCGGAATGTTGAAAAAAATAAACTATTACAAACCAATGAGTTATGTTTTACCCTGCTTAGGGAATGCAGTGACGCTAGTGTAATATCAAACGGTTTTTCGGCTGGCAGCAGCTTGGCGTGAGTAGTTGCGCGAAAAAATCAGAAGTGATAGCTTCACAGTGCCCGAAGTTGCCCAAGCTGCCAGCCTCGCTGCCGAAGAGTGGAGAGAGCGTTACGCAGCCCTTGTTGGACAATATGAAACGCTGAAAGAAGGCGCAGCAATAACTACGTCAGACTTTAATGCCTGCCGCAAGCTGCTGGATGCTGATGCTTTAGTATGTGAACGTGAAGAGTAGGCTATAATGCGTTGCTAGTCTGGAATGGCCGCGGTGTTATCTGGTGGGGTATATTTTAGATAGTACGTACAAAAGACGTATGAACTGCTTGAAAACCCCGTAAAACAAGGGTTTGATGGTGCCCAAAAGAAGCACCTTCCTATCTTTTTGCACAATCCTATGTAAGCCTTGCAAATAGGCGTTTACACAATGCTAGAGTCGATTCTGCGCTGTTTATCACTTCATTTGTTTTTGACTATTATTTGCTATTTTTAACAACTTTCTGTTATGTTGTACGTATAAAAGACGTATGAAACAGGAAATGCCATGGCAAGTTATAGAAAGCTACCTAGTGGCAATTGGTATGCTGAACTAAAAGTATTAAATCAGCGTGATGCAAAGGGAGGGTTCCTCACAAAAGGGCATGCTGTCGCCTGGGCTACTGAGCGTGAGGTTGAAATTCGCGCAAATAAATCAACAGGCACGGCAGTAAAAAAATCACTTCATGATGCACTTGTTCAATACAGGCGAGACGTGACCCCAACCAAAAAAGGTAAGCGCTGGGAGGAGTTGCGTATCGATAAACTAATCAAAGAGCTTTCATTTGTTGGAAAGTTGATGGGTGACGTTAGTGTGACTGATATTGCTGATTGGCGTGATACCCGTCTTAAGCTGGTAAAAAGCAGTTCAGTTAATCGAGAGATGAATATCCTGTCTTCAGTTTTTACTATCGCTGTGCGAGAGTGGCGGTGGTGTGATCATAATCCTGTGCGTGATGCGAAGCGACCAAAGAATCCCCAGCACCGGGACAGGCTTACTACACAAAATGAGCGACAATCAATGCTTGATGCGCTTGGATATATTGATGGTGCTGCTCCTGTTACGGTTGGGCAGAAAGTTGCTTATGCCTATTTGATAGCTCTCGAAACGGCTATGCGTGCCGGTGAGATTTGTTCTATTAACAAAGACACTCTTTACCTTGGGCAGAAATTTGCCAGGCTGATTGATACAAAGAATGGTGAAAGTCGTGATGTGCCATTGTCCAGCCGGGCAATTGAATTGTTTAAATTGGTACCGGATGGGGTAGGTATTACAACGGCTCAGATTGATGCCATGTGGCGGAAGGCTAGAGGAAATACTGAAGGTAAAGTAGTGGATCTGAAATTTCATGATTCACGCCACCAGGCAATTACTAATCTTGCTAAAAAATTAAATGTACTAGAATTGGCCAGAATGGTGGGGCACAAGAACCCTAAAACGTTGCTGATCTATTTTAATGATACGGCCACAACGATGGCTGATAAGTTGGGGTAGTATTAACTTAATTCTTGCATAATTTTTGTGGCGTCAATCCCATACTTTTTGCATAAATATGAATATGCCTTGGTTTTCTGCCCGGTATGCATATAAAATCGTGCAATTAAAAAATTTAATAAATCAGAAAATTTATATTTAAGCTCTTCAAATGAAATGCATGAACTATATGTATCAATTATCTGATTGTCGGTCATACCTTCAACATAGGACGGATATTTTTTCTTAAATCTGGCTAATGCTATATTTTCTTCCATGATTAACCCCACTTTGTATTTGGTAATCTTTTCATATCAATCCTTAATAGTCGTAGCAATTGAGGTCTGTCGTCATTCATTTGTGTTACATCAATATCATTAACAGAAATGCTATCTAAGACCATATCAGTATCTAATTCAAGTTTTTGCAGAATGTCGGATATTTGTTTTTCAGCATTTTTTATTAGTTGGTTGTTTTCACTGGACATATAATTCTCCTTGGTGCTTGCATTAAGCATGAGTGTATATAACTTTAATGCAGCAAATGGTGACATATTACTTAATCTCTACAATATATTGATATACTCTACGCACAAATGATTTTACGTTGTAATACCATCTCTCGTAGAATTTTAATTTTCTAATATGAAATTCATTACTTGTACCAAAAGATAAAATCTTATAAGGCTTATAATTAATAAAAACTAGATCGCCGATTTCTAGGCCGTGATCTATGCTGTTTATTGTAAAAGTTTTAAATTCCATAACTATCCTTTAGGCCGCATGTTTTAATTTTCCGGTATTAATCCGCGCCCACTCAATTACATCAGTCGCAAACCACACCTTATGACCTTGTTTTGATTGTGTCGGACTGAATGGCGCGGGGAATGTTGGCATTTTGACAATGCGATCGCGCACCTCGGAATTTTTCAGCTTCAGCCAGTTGGCAATATCTTCTGTAGTCCAGAGTTCAGGCGCTTTGCTTACCTTAAGCGCACTAGCGCTTGCTTCCATCGCTTTGGCGATGCGCTCTAGGTTTTTAATTAAATCTTCGCTCATTTTGTTGTAACTCCTGTATGGCTTAGTGCTGCTCGATATGAATTCAATGCCTGGCTGCGGTCGTAAATGCCGGATTCATGCTGCCTTAATGTGTGGTGGTACCGGCTGCGCAGGTATGCGCCGGCTGATACGTGGTGCGGCCATGTTACGTAGCCTAAAAACGGTATTCCGCTGATCGTGGTTGCCAAGCGTATTTTCTTTGGGTGAATGGTGATGCCTTCAGTGGCCAGTTGCTCAATGATTGTCTGGCAGATCTGCTGCAGGTATTCTTTGCTGTGGCCAAGGATTACCATGTCATCTACATAGCGCACGTAATGCTTAACTTGCAGCGTTTCTTTCAGCCAGTGGTCAAAGTCGTTCAGGTAGATGTTGGCAAATAGTTGGCTGCTCAGGTTGCCAATTGGCATGCCTTTGTTTTGGTTGGTGCGGTACAGGCTATCGGCTGCAAATAAGTGATCGTAGTTGTCGCCGGTTCGATATGAGTCAATCAGGTCGATCAGAAGCTGGCGCACATCATGGTCACCAATGTGGCGCAATGCGCGTTCTTTAAGCTGTGCATGCGGTACCGAGTAGAAATACTTGCTGATGTCCAGCTGCAGCACCCATGATGTGTTTTCGCGCCTGGCGAATTGTGCAACGCGGTCTATGGCTGCATGACTGCCGCGCCCTGGTAAATTGCCGAATGTGTCATGAATGAATTTTGGCTGCCAGATCGGCAGCATGTACTGGTACAGCATCCAATGAACGATGCGGTCTTTCATCGGTGCATCGACCACATCACGGAATTTCTTTTCACGAACGGTAAATGTTTTGTATTCGCCAAAGGCGTAAGTGCGTGCGCGGAGGCGTTGCTGAATGGTTGTCAGGTAGCTGAGCGCGTCTGCTTCAAAGCGCTGCATGCGTAAGCTGCTGCCTTTGTTGAGTTTGGCTTTGAGCCAGCATCTGTAGAGGTTTGGCATGCTGGTTATGTTCATGAAGTCACTCATTCACATAAACCATAAGAAGATGAGCAACCGGAGTTTTTTTCTAGTTCATCAAAGAAATTTAATTGCTTTCCACCACGGGATGTTTTTGCCCAAAATATTACTTCATAAATATCTGCTACTTTGTTAGCGCCAGATTTATTGACTGCAAAGAAGGTTGGTTGCTGTCTTTTACTTGCTGCTGAAACAAGCAATTCCCATTCATGTATGCGGTCAATGTGTTCTGGGAAGCGTTTTGCGATCTGGTTTAATTCTGGTTTTGCTGCATTGATACACGGCATACATCCAACACGGCCCATGCCCTGTTTATATAGGGGGTTTGGCTTAATGTGCTTGTTTGAACAAAATGTGAAAACGTCATCTGCAGACCAATCCACAATAGGCCTGAAAATCCATAGGCGCTTGCCTACACGTTCAAATTTCTTTGATTTACTGCGGTTCAGTGATTCATCGCGCCTAATACCTTGCCAACTCAAAACGCTAAACCCTTGATCCATTAAATTCATTTGAAATTCAACTGCAATATTTCGTTTTAATTCTTCGGTGCAAAATTGAGCTTTACGGCTTGGAAATCTACCTTTCCATAGACATAAATCTAAAAATGGATTTCCAGTAGGATGTAATGCATTTAACGCACGGCGTTTTGCTTTATTTGACCATCTAATCCTGCGGCCAGAATCATCGCGTCGCGTGCGCATATCACGCGCAATAAACATACGTTTACGGGCAATCTGCTCACTAAACTCAGCTTTAAGACGTGTGATTTTTATATTAAGTGCTGATTCCAAATAATATAAATATTCATATACAGCCTCATGCTCATTGCCAGTGTCACAAAATATTGGAATGATTGATTCACGTGGGCAGTTATCAATCGCAATCAACAAAGTCGCAGCGGAATCTTTGCCACCACTTACTGAAATTACATGTTTTACTTTCCCGCTTTCCACAACAGCACCCGTAGGCGCTGCTGCGGTTTTCGGTTTGGCTTGTTGCCTTGCTTTTGCAGGTTTCTGCGGGATGCTCTCGACCAAGATTGATCCTTCCGTGGCAGCATGGCCAGCGTCTAGGTGTTGTAATGTTGGGTCAGCGGAAGCCAACGTTGTTGTTGTCGTTGTCGGGCCAGTCGTTGTTGAGATTGAACACGCCGGCATTGTCGTCCGAGTTCCAGTAGCCGCCTCGGATGAGCGCATTGCCAGACTTTCCAGAGCGCACCCTGTATCGATCATGATGTTGTCCTTTGTGCGCGTTGCAATCCGCCCAGGATGCGACCAAGCTCGACCACTAAACCCACTCGATGCTCGAATGAGATTTTGAATAGGTTTAGTGCTTGTGCCTGGCATATATAGTGGCGGATCAGATCCACGTCAGCAGATAGCTGTTTCAGCAGTTGCGGCTTGTTATCTTCATTGCCGTACAGATAGGTGTTGCGCATGATGCGCTGCATGGTCTGGCGCACGTTTTCGCCCCATGTAATACGGATGTCACGCGGTAGTTTGATCATGTCCTGCAGCAGCATTGAATCCAGATCGCCGGCTTTGGTTTTAAAGATGAAGTCCTGCGTATCCGGGTTGGCCAGTGCTTTTGCCGTGGTGGATGTTTTTAGCTGCTTGCTGGTGATCAGATCCGCAATTACCTGGTTCACGATATCATCCGAGATTGCATCCAGTGCGTAGCTGGGCGCTGATACTTCGCATACATCGATGTCGGTTTGATTGACCACAACATAGGAAATATTGTGTTCATCCATGATTGGCCATAAGCGCTGTTTGTAATTGGCGACCGGAAAACCAACCAACAAGTGAGGCTTGTTAGCTGGGCCGGCAAGCCTGATTTTGTATTGCTTTAACGTGTGCAGCGCGTAGGCGGATTTGTTGAAAGCATGCAGCCAGGTTCCTGATTGCACCAATACCATGTGATGCGGGTATTGGGCTTGCAGTTTTTCGCTGGTCTCTACGTGCGGATCAGTGGCGGTGAATGTGACTTCGATGCCTTGGATTAGATGATTAATTTGCATCATTGAACCTCGTGAGCCTTAACGTCTGGCATGCCTTGTTCCCAAAGTTCTAATAGGTTTTTAATCTCACCTACGGATTGCTCTCGATTAACATTGCTGATGTAACTTGCACGTTCATCCGTGAATACAATTAAAGTAAAACCGACTTTTCTATAGCAACAAGCTTCAATTTCCTCTTCTAAATTTTTAGCGATTTCTTGCAGGTGTTTGCTCAATCTGATTGCTTCCGCGCTCATACCTTAGCCTTGCTTCTACGTTGAGATTTTTCAGCAGCTCTGCGCTCCGCACGATTGCCACCAAAGCCTCTTTGCAGATTGGAATTTTCATCTTCATTCAGCGTAACTTTTTGATGCTGCGCCTGTTGGTTTGGCTGCTCTCTTAGTTTTTCCATCATCTTGCTAAATGCGTCAGCGCCTTCAAACGCTCGGTTAATCATTTCCATTTTTAACTCCTATTAAAGCCGCCCGCCTTTCAAGCGGACGGCATGAGTGACAAGTGACTAGAGACTCTTGGTGCAGCGGAAGCCAACGTAGCTGCTGTCGTAGCCGGGCCAGTCGTTGCGGAGACGGAACACGCCGGCAACGACGCCCGAGTACCAGCAGCCGCCTCGGACGAGCGCAGAGCCAGACCAATCACCGCCGCCGATGCTGGTATCGCCTATGCCATGTTCGCGGCTTTCGTATGGCGCTGTGGTGACGGTAGGGGAGTCTTTGGCAAACTTCTTGGCAATCACGCCATTTTCATCGCCTTGTACGTCATCAAATACCCAGCTGTAAATATTGCCGCTGAAGTCATAAACGCGCTCACCGTTTGCCAGTACATGCCAGCGGCGCTCTGTTGGCTCATCGCTTTCATAATGGCCATCTTTCGGTTCTGATACGCTGCCTTTATGAATACCGCGATAGACTTCGCCTTCACCAGCCTTGCCGCCCGTCCAGTTTTCATCCTGGTTAACGATCTGATGTGCGATTGCCAGGTATTGCAGTTCCGTTATCAGTAAGTAGCCGGCATCGATACATGCCTGCTTAGCTTTGTGAAAGGTGATGTAATTCCATGGCTTGCGATCTGCCGTGATGATGGCCGTGTCTATGTCTGACTTGCTGCAGGCGTACTTGCCAACATTAAATGCCGGTACCACTGTGCCGTTTGGCAATGTGGTTTTAGGCACTGTCACAAACTCATCCTTGCCTTGCAGTCTGTTACGGACGATGGTGCGCAGATCTGCCGCCAGTAACGGATATTCGTTTTCGCATGATTTGGCATAAGCGCTGATCGCAGGAATGGCATGCTTGTCCGTACTCAGGTTAAGCACGTAATATTCATCATGTTCGTGCTTTTCGCCTGGTGCGCTTTGTCCATCGGTGCGGATAATATGGAATTTAGGGTAAAGGCCAATATTGCTTTTGTCTATTTTAGTGTTGTCTGTAGCGGTGTTCATGGTTGCTCCTGTCCTTGGTTAAATGAATTAAGCTGCTAGTTTTCTTGCTTGAACATGCGCCTTGAACTTTTCTGCCCACTGAGCGCACAGTGCATTTACTGCGTTTTCATCAAGTGTTGCTACATCTACGGTATAGCTATCACCAGATGCTATCGCATCATCCAGATCGGATTTTTTAAGTCCTACCAGTTTTAACTGGTTTGGCATTTCTGGCAGTTGGATAGCAAACGTGATTGAGATCACTGGCTGTTGTGGTATTTGTTCCGGTACCGCATTTGTATTCATTTGTTTTTCTTTCTTTTCGGTTGGTGTTTTGGCTTTGTGATGCTGTTCCTGTGTTGGAATGTTGTTTGTCACGTGGCTCTGCGCATTTAATTTGCGCTTCAGAAAGGCTTCATCCGTGTAGTAGTGCTTTGATTTTTCCAGCGTACCAACTTTAAAGTCATCGCATTTTGTAAAACCGCCATACTTGAGCACGTAGGTGATCATGTTGGCCGCCTTTGTAGTTTCATCATAATCGGTCGAGTTGTTGGTGATTTTGGCTATTAGCTCTTTATGCTCAATGCCTGGGTGCTCAGTAATAATGTCGCGGATCTGTTTTGCTACATTGGTATGTGCTGGCATATCGGCCTCTGCTTTAATGGTTGGTTTTTCAAACGTGTTGAAAGCACGACCCTCTTTAAAAGTCATGGTGGTTGCTACTTTGTTGTTTTGTTTAATTACACTTTGTTTGATTGGCTTTAATTCCTCGGAGTTAGCTGGAGGTAGGTAGGCTGCTTTTTCAATATTTCGTCTTAATGGGCAAAAGCTACGGCCTAGCTCCGTAAGCTTGTAACCTGTTGCATCATTTTCTACATAACCAAGTTTTAATAGCCTTGATGCTCTGATGCCACTTGGAAATCTATCCAAAAGCTCCGTATGGCTTATTGTTCCGGCTCTAAGTGCCTGCATTACCCTGGCTTCACATGTGCTTATTTTTGCTGCTTTCATGCTGCTAACTCCTGGCCTCTTTCACTTTGTTCATAAAAGTCATCCACTACTTTTGAGCCGATAGCGTTGTACACTTTTGCATCGGCCATCAGGTATAGTTTGCGCTGCACGTCCAGTACTTTCTCAGCATCCAAGACAGTTTGCATGTCCATTGTCTGCCCGATGCGTAGCTTGGTGAGCAGCTTGCGCATAGGTTGGTCGTTGTAGTCTGGAAGGTAGTGCGTTGCCAGTTCTGCAAAGAAATTAACCCACTCTGTTGCTACTTTCAGCAGGTAGCAGATAGTGCCATCGGCTTTTTTGTAGACTAATACCCATTCGCCGCTTTTCAGGTCTTTGGCCTCAAGTGCCTCGCATGTTTTAAGCTGACGAAAAACGGCTTCAATCTCTTCAAAGTCTTCTTTCATTGCAATTAGGCGAATGTTGCGTGTGCTGCCGCATGGCTTTGGTTTGTATTTTTTGCGAGGTTTACGACTCATGCGCGGCCTTCTTTCTTAAGGTCAGCAACAACCTGAGCCATTGTTCTGGCTTGTGGTACCGGGTTGTATGAAAGGTCTGTGCTTAGTACGTCTTCAATTTCAGCATCTATTGATTTGTGCCTTATCAACTTTTTATGTGAATACATGCTGGCAGTGATTGCAAACGGGCCCGCAATTAAATAGGCGGCAATGTCCAGCGTGTCTGCCTGTGGTACGGTTTTGAATAGCACCAAGTTAGCCAAGCCAATAGCAAAGCTGGTAAAAAACGCAGCCTTGTAGTGTCCGTTATTCACGTTTAGGCTTTGAAAACCTAGTGCGAATACCAAGGTAAATGTGCTGGCAAAAATGAGTAGGGCGGTGATCATGCTGCAACCATTTCAGAACCGTCGTCTTCCGCATAATGTTTGGTTGCGTGCTCACCCATCATTTTTATGATTAAATTATGGCAAGCGCCTATGTTTTCAGTGGTTGGCGGCACCTTTCCCGTGTCTCGGTTACAGATAAGGTCTGCAAGTGCTGCTAGGTCGGAAAGCGAAACGGTAACATGTGTAGTCATGCTGCAGCCTTTGAATTAATGGCAATTAGTTCAAGTTCTGCTTGTTTAATGAATTCGATATGCTGGGTTAGTATATCGATCATCACCTGAGCATCTATTGCCGATAGGTACTCTTGAATTCTTGCTGAGCCGGTTTCAATGACGAAAACCGAATACACTTTATCCTCAACTCTTTTTGTTGTGTAATCTTTAATCCATACAGAAGTTCTCACTGTTGAATTCTTTAAGAGAATTTCTGATGTATTAAATTTTTCTGGATTAAAACTCATAGTGTCCACCCCGCTAAATCCCATGCTGTTTTTAAGTTGTAGCCACGATTTTTGTAATAATGGCGTGTTAATTTGATGCGTTTTAATAGTTTGATCATTTAAAATCTCCAATGCTCAGTGGGTCACATAGGGCATAGGTGATGCTTACAATGCAAAGCATTGCTACAGCGACACGCAGCGCGTCATAGATAAAGTCGTTTGTATGGATGCTCATGATTAAGCAGCCTCCGGACTTGTACACATCTGCATGCGGCGAATCTCAGCCGCTTCTTTGATGTTCACAACTTTGCGCGGCTTTGGATCAGGGTGATGCACCACGCGCAAACCAAGTGATTTGGCTTCATTAATAAGGGTTTGTACGGTGCGAATATCGGTGTTTTCTGCAATTTGAAGATTCATTTTTACTCTCCGGTTAAACCAGTCCGCGGTGACAAAAATCAGTCACATCGGACTGGATGGGTGACAAGTGACTAGAGACTCTTGGTGCAGCGGAAGCCAACGTAGCTGAGGTCGCCGATGGGCCAGTCGTCGTTGAGACGGAACACGCCGGCATAGGCGTCCGAGTCCCAGCAGCCGCCTCGGATGAGCGCACGGCCAGACCAATTACGACCGCTATCTGGTCGCCACCCCATGCCTTTTTCAAGGCTAGGGTAGGGTGCTGTTGAAATTGAAGGGTCTTTTGTGTCGAATGGCTTATTGATAACGCCTTTTTCATCACCATGGATATCGTCAAATACCCATGAAAAGACATTGCCATTCATATCGCAGATTTTTTCGCCATTGCTCAGGGTGAGCCAGCGGCGCTCTTTTTTGTCGGCAGGATCAAAGTCACCGGCTTGCGCTTCTGTTACGTTACCTTTACGGATGCCACGGAATAGCTTGCCTTCACCGACCTTGCCTTTAGTCCAGTTGGCGTCCACGTTCACCACGTTATGCGCGATGGCCAGCCATTGTGTTTCTGTGATCAGTGAGTAGCCGGCATCCAGGCATGCTTGTTTTGCGTTTTTGAAGTTTATGCTTGTCCAGGTCTTACCGTCAGCTGTAATAACCGCTTTTCCGTCACCTGACTTGCTGGCTGCGTACTGACCAACCTGGAATGATGGCACTAGGGTCCCGTTAGGTAGTTCTGTCTCCGGAACGGTGACAAATAGGTCTAGTAGTGCTGCTTTGTGTTCGGTTTGCATGTTCATAATGAACCTTTCATTAAACCAGCCCGCCGTTGCACATCGGACTGGATGGGTGACAAGTGACTAGAGACTCTTGGTGCAGCGGAAGCCAACGCTGCCGCCGTCGCCGTCGGGCCAGCCGATGCCGAGACGGAACACGCCGGCATAGCCGTCCGAGACCCAGCAGCCGCCTCGGAGGAGCGCATTGCCAGACCAATCACCGCCGCCGATGCTGGTATCGCCTATGCCGTGTTCACGGCTTTCGTATGGCGCTGTGGTGACAGTAGGGGAGTCTTTGGCAAACTTCTTGGCAATCACGCCATTTTTATCGCCTTGTACGTCATCAAACACCCAGCTGTAGATGTTGCCGCTAAAGTCGTACACACGTTCGCCATTGGATAGCACATGCCAGCGGCGTTCTGTTGGCTCTTCGCTTTCATAATGACCGTCTTGCGCTTCTGATACTTTCCATTTGTGAATACCGCGGTAGATTTCACCTTCGCCTACTTTATTGCCTGTCCAGTTTTCAGCCTGTTGGCTGATCTGGTAGGCAATAGCTAGGTATTGCAGCTCGGTAATGAGTGCATAGCCAGCCCCAGCGCATTCAGCGCGTGCGTCATGGTAGTTAATGTTGCGCCAAGGTTTGTTGGCCTGGTCAATAACAAGCGTACCGTCATTGTTTTTACTGCAATGGTATGCGCCTACCTGAAACGATGGCACTACGGTGCCATTGGGCAGTTCTGTCTCCGGAACGGTGACAAATAGGTCTAGTAGTGCTGCTTTGTGTTCTGTTTGCATGGCATCAACCTTAAATATTGTTGTACCAGTAGTTTTTTGCTACTGGGGCTGGTCTACGCTTTGCGTAGTTGTTTGCCAGCCGGTTTAAACAAATCGCAAGGCCTTTATTAGCCAATGCGCTTTCAAGCGTGTAACCAAAACTGGCTAGTTTTGCTCTGTTGAATGCTCGCTGCAGATCAGTTTGTGTGTGCATTTTTCAAAACTCCCTAACTTGGTTTAGGTGGCGCTTTGAAATATACTAAACGTAATGTTTAGTAACTGTCAAACAAAATGTTTAGTTTTGTGATGATATTTTTTTGAGCAAAGATAATTTTGTGAGAAATAGGCGAAAAAAAACCGCCGAATGGCGGTTTTTGCTGGTAATGAGGGAATAGTTAATTCGGCTGTGTTCTTACTGAAATAATTGTTGCTGTGGTTATATTGCCTCTTAGCTCGTTTGCATTAACGCTGAGATAAACTTTGTTTTTTGGTCTGGACCATTCAGCAGCTTGTAATTCTGCAATCTGTCTTTTATCGAGTGAGTTGTCTTTAAACTTAGCTACGAATTCTCGATTTGAATCCAGGTGAAGCAATCTAATTTTTATTTCATCTGGCTGGGTCGTATTGACTTGTAACACATGATAGTTACCATTGACTTGTATTTCTGCTGATTCTGCTCTGGCGTTAGATGAAAGGCGTTTTGCATCTTCTTTATTAAAGCTAATGCCATTTATTTCTATGGTTTCTGCATCGGATATCCCTTTTAGCATAGAAATATTGGTTTGCTTTGCGTCTTTTTTTATACTTTCTAATGCCGGCCTGTCACGCATCGCATCTGCAAATATCTGCATTCTGGCAGTTTCCTGCTCGGAGAGTTTTATTCTTTCAATAGTTGCTTGTTCGAGAGCTTTTCCAGCTGCAGCTGATTCAACATATGTTTTATAAGCAACAGTAGATGCCCATGTAACGGCCGCGCCAAGAATTAATATAGTTAGTTCTTTGCCTGTCATCTTGTTGGTAATCTTATCAATTAATGCCCCAAAAGACTTTTCCAAGTCCACAGTGATGTGAGTGCATCCGTCTTCAACCTTTGCTTTAAACTCGAGTGCCTTGCGCTCATCGTCACTAAGGTGCCTAGTGTTTTTATCTAAAGCTAGTTTAGCATAAGTACGATTAAGGCCTTGCTGTAATTCTAACAAGGCGGACATGATTGATGGTGTTAATGTGCTGTTGTATCCCTCGCCTTCAAGCTCAATGGTGATCTTTGGCCAATTATCAAATTTGATTTTTATATCATCAGGGATTTCATCGCGTAGCGCCTTTTGAAGAAACTCAAACGCATCTGCTTCGCTAGTTATTTTTAATTCTTGTTGGTTATCCAAAAGTGGTCCTTGAGTTTAAGACAATGTTTAATAGGCTATTTGTATTTATAGAGAACATTTTCTGTAGTCATCTAGCGCCCATTTTTTTAGTAATTTTGAGTGACCTTCCGCGGATCCAACTGAGTAAAATGCCGTTACCTTAGACTTGTTGTCACCAATTTCCTTAATATCGATTACCTGGTAATAACTGGTACCGAGCCCGCCTCGTAGTGATACTGCAATAGTTCCTATTTTATTGTCCGGGTCTAAATTTCCCTCGGTGACCATTTGTGCGGTTACCATCCACCCGTCGCTGCATTGCTGGGTTTGTTCTAATAATTTCTTGTATAAGTGCTGGTAATTTTCTGGGGCATCAAAGGAGGCTGACTTTGATGGGGCCAACTCTCGAACACCGCCAATTGTATGTGGGGTGCATGCGGTAATTAGCAGCGGGATCAGTGCAATGTGGAATATTTTCATTTTTTTTAATTATTTTGTTCTAGTAGCTGTTTTAGCAGTTTGTTAGTTTCTTTGGATTCTTTAATTTGTTGCTCAATTAAATCTTTTGTCCCAAATATTGCAAATGGTAAAAAGAACCATAGCAGTGCCAATACAATTAAAAATATTACTATAAGCAACCCCAGCCCCGTATCTACACCTGACATTTGTTCCCCCTGATTAAAAATCAAAATTTCGTTGTATTTGTAGCCGATAAATATTATTTAACTTATGTTCCGGTTGCTTTGGGTGGGTTATGGCCGTTTGGTTTTGGCTCTGGTTCAGCAAGCGAATCGCTGATTTTTACAACCTGATATTTTGTTGCCTCATCCATATGTTGCATAGCTAAAACAACTTGTGCCTCAGGTGAGTTTTTATATGGGCGTAGTGGATCAAACATTTCACCAGTTCCGTCTCTGACATATTTAATTCTAAAGCTCCATTCATCTGCCAGATCGATTAAATAGTCTTTGGGTACCCCTCTGACTTTCCAGTTTCTAATATGCTGGTCTAAAAGATTAAATTTTCTAGCCAATTCAGCATCTGACATCTCTATTTTAAGAGTTGTCATTACTTTTCTTAATCTTGTATAGCTTTCATGTTCCATTTCAGCAATGTAATTCATGGACTGTCCTTTTGTGCTAAACAAAATGTTTTGTCTTTTTGTTGTAAATACTAAACATTTAGTTTAGTATTTGTGACTATGATTTCTGAAATTATTAAAAAGCATGGTGCGGCCTCGTTAGCTAAGAAGCTGAATGAATCCATTCAGACTATTAATAATTGGGTAAGCAGGGGTGTCCCGCTGGATAAGGCGGTTGCCTTTTGTGATGCAGTTGATTATGAGATTTCCCCACATCAAATGTATCCAAAGCAATACCCGCATCCAAACGATGGGCTTCCACCCGGCCTTCGCTGTGCTTGCGAGGATAAAGCCGCATGAACATCGGTGCTATCTACAATTCTTTTTCTGGTCATGGTGTTTATATCCCTGGCAAACCTAAATCGTTGAGAAAACTTCATCAATTGCCGTGCGTGCGCATTTTTGAAATTCATCATCGAAATTTGCGGCGTCCATGTGCATGGTCAATGCATCGTAGGCCCCGGTCATTAATCTTTGTTTTGTCGATTGGTCGATCTGTATGAGCGGCAGCAATGATCTGCAGCTCATCATTAAGCCTTCGTGCCTGGCGGCTAAGGTTCTATGTGCATCTACTAGCTGCTCCAATCGTTCTTCTAATGCTGCTATGCGTTCGTCAGTGGCCATGGGGCTGCCTTTCTTGAGATTTCTTGGGGGTTTAAATGCGTAACCAATACTCAGTGTGTTGTGCCGTAAGCTTCTTTCACGGCAAGGTTGGCGAACTGTATTCTTGCCTGGGCGTCGATATTCAGGCCGCGAGACTTGCACCAATCGGGAAACGATTTGGGATCGATGATCACGCGCATCACGATATGGCCGTCTCTTCTCAGGCTCTTCTCTCCCTTCTCGGCTTTCATGAGCCATTCGTGGAATGTTCTGGGGAGCTTCGCGCTGTCGGTCATGATCCTGAGGATGGCGCTGTAATCTTCGAGACGGTACCAAGCCATTCCGGTGGCTCTGACTGTTATTTGGCCGGATGATTTTTCCATGGAGATTCCTTTCGTGATTAACACTAGATTTTTGTTTGAGAGCTTAGATTCTAGCATGCTTGGAATCTCCACCTTTTCCCGCCGCGCCGGTATGGTTGTATGCCGGATATGCCAGAGAACTGGATGCATGTCCTCCAACCTTAATACCAGTAGCCGGTCTCCGGTTGCGGGTATCTTTTTTTCCTGGTTGGTGCTGCGTTTGCATTTTTATCTCGCCATTTGTTGTGTTGATGGCTGAAGTATGTGGGGATTTAAAAAATAAAAACACGGCTTTTTTGCAGTGATTTAGCCGTTTTATTGTGGAGGTAATTATGGTAGCGAATACGAATGTTTTGGATGCAGCGTATCACACGGTGCATGATTTCCCTGGCGGTACTCATGCCATGGCACAGCGGCTTGGTGATGTGAGCCCAAATGTTTTAAACAAGCAGATTGATCCGAATGTGGATACACATGTGCTTGGGTTAAGCCGTAGTGTGAAAATACAGCGCATTGCCAAAGATCCTCGCATATTACATGCAATGGCATTTGAGTTGAATCATGTTGCTATTCCGCTTCCTGAAGTTCCTGAGTATGGCGATATGTCATTGCTGGATGGCTTCATGGATATTATCAATGAAATGGCTGATTTTACTCAGGCGTTTCAGCAAAGCTGGGCTGATGGAAAAATCACCAGCAAAGAATTTGAACGCATTAAAAGCGAGGCTGCTGATGTACAGGCTCGATTTGCGGCGATTGTTGCACGCATCGGCGATATGAAAGTTGATTAATCGTTATGGTTGATATTCACGATCAGTCAACATCTGAAATTAAGCCTCTATACAGCGAGGATGCTGAACAGAGTGTGCTGGGCGGTATTTTTATCGACAATACCGCGTATGACAGGATTGTCGGTGTTATCACTGAGTATGACTTTTATCCGCGTGAACACCGCATGATTTTCCGTGCAATCAGTCATCTGCTGGATGCTTCAAAGCCTGTGGATGTGGTGACGGTTGGTGAGTTCCTGGATAGTCACAAACTGCTGGAAGATGCGGGCGGCATTACCTACCTGGTTAACATCATTCAGAATACTCCAAGCGCTGCGAACATCATGCGTTATGCGGAGATTGTCCGCGACTATTCATTAATGCGCAAAATGAGCGCAATTTCCGCGGAAATTTCCGAAAAAATCAATAAACGCAATGGTATGTCAGCCAAGGATTTACTGGACTTTGCACAAAGCCGGTGGATGACGGTTGGTGAAACATTAAACAGATCGAACAACACCATGCAGCACATCAACCAGGTGATGTCATCGGTGATCGATAAGATCGACGAAATGTACATGCGCGAAAGTAAGGATGACGTGACCGGACTTCGTACCGGTCTGGATGATCTGGATACAAAAACCACAGGCATGCAGCCTGGTGAGTTAAACATTATCGCTGCGCGCCCAAGCATGGGTAAGACCTCTCTAGCGTTAAACATCGTTGAAAATTGTGCGTTAAAGCAGGGCAAGAATGCTGCTGTGTTCAGCCTTGAAATGATCAACAACCAGCTTGGTATGCGTTTGCTTTCCAGTGTGGCTAGGTTACCTGCCCAGCGTGTGAGTATTGGTCGGGTGAATGATGATGAATGGTCTTTAATTACCAAGGCCGTACATGACCTGAAAGATAAAGGCATTTACCTGGATGAGGAAAGCACGCTGAATGTGAACGATATACGCGCGCGTGCAAGGCGTTTGTATCGTGAGTTAAAGGGTGAGCTGCATCTGATTGTGATTGACTATGTACAGCTGATTGCGCTATCCGGCAGCGATACCAGGAGTAATGAGATTGGCGATATTTCGCGTGCATTGAAGCTGTTGGCCAAGGAACTGCATCTGCCAATTATTCTGTTATCTCAGTTGAATCGTGGGCTTGAGCAGCGTCCGAATAAGCGTCCGGTGATGAGTGATCTGCGTGATAGCGGTGGGCTTGAACAGGATGCTGACAATATTTTCTTTATCTATCGTGATGAAGTTTATCACCCAGATACGCCTGATAAGGGCACGGCTGAGATCATCGTTGCAAAGCAGCGTAATGGCCCCATTGGTTCTGTTCGTACAACATTTGTGCCTCACCTGATGCGGTTTGAGAACTTTTACAGTAGCTAATTAGGTGAAAAAAACGGAAATTGCGCGGCGCATTTCCGCGAAAAAATTGAATATTTGATGTGGAAGGTTAGTAAAAATGTCGGTAAAAATGATGAGTTTGGTGTTTGAACGATTCCCTTATGGCGGGAATGAGCGCGTACTTGCTCTGGCAATTGCTGATCATGCCCACGATGACGGATCCAATATTTATCCTGGCAATGAACGCCTTGCACATAAGACCATGACCAGTGAACGCACGGTGATTAGACTGATGCAAAAGTTTGTAAAAATAGGCTGGCTGATCAAGGTTAAAAATGGCAATTCAGGTAGAGGTATTGCAAACGAGTACTGCATTAATCCTGATTGGATAAAGGGTGACAAATTGTCACCCTTTGTGAAAGACGAAAAAAGGGTGACATCTGAAGCAGAAAGGGTGACAAATTTAACAGAAAGGGTGACACCGGAGGTAATAAAGGGTGACACAGCTATGTCACACCAACCGTCATTAACCAAATGCAACCATCAAGAAACATCACCGCATGCGCGAGAAGCATCACCTGAAAATCAAGCACCGAGGCCTGAAGGATTGCTTGCGTGTCGTTTGATTAAACTAAACGTGGCTGTTACCAGCATCAACCCAATACTGTGCAGATGGGTTTCTGAAAACATCCCATTTGATTTCATTGAGCAGTGCGTACAGCTTGCAAGGCAAAACAAGCCATGGCCTGAGAAGATAGCAGCTGGTTATCTGGATGCAATCATTCGCAATGAGTTGAAACCAAAGACTGACAACAGCTGGCTGATGACTGATGAAGGAACGATTGCTAAAGGACGTGAGGTTGGTATTGAAGCCCGAGCTGGGGAAAGCATGAATGACTACCGGCAACGCTTAAAAAATCAATTGTCCATGAATAACCAGAAAGCAGCCTAATCATGCATATCAGTTTTAAATCAGACATTAATCAGACAATTGGATTTGTTGACAGGTTTTCTAAACAGGTACCGTTTGCAGCTGCTGTTGCTTTGACCAAAACAGCAAAGCAAGGCGCTGATGATATGCGTGCAAAGTTTCTAAGTGTGTTTGACCAGCCGACACGCTACACCATGAACTCTGTATTCAACTCAAGCGCAAACAAGCGTGACCTGATAGCGGCATTCGGTGTTAAAGACCAGGGCATGCTTTCAAAGTCTGGTGGCAATAGTCCTGCCGATGTTCTTGGTCATCACTTCAGCGGCGGTCAATCAAGACTGGCGCGCTATGAGTTGGCGTTCCGCAAGCTTGGCATGCTTGGTTTCAATGAAGATATCGTACCAGCGTCAGAACTCAATGAGTTGAATCAGTACGGCAACGTACCAGCATCGTTGATTGTTAAATTAATCTCATACTTCGGTGGCTTTGGTGAGCAGGGTTACAAGGCCAACAGCTCAGCTGATACAAGAGCGAAGCTTGCCAAGCGTACCGATAAGAACTCCAAAGGCAAACGCCAAAGCAAGTACGTCAAAATCAATGGTGTTGTTTACTTCTATGCCAGTGGTGCAGATCACCTACATCGTGGTATCTGGGCTAAGAGCGGCACGCATGGTTCAGACATACGACCGATCCTGATGTTTGTTAAACGCGCCAGTTACAGCAAGCGCTTTTACATCGATAAGTTTGCAAGCAAAGCACGGTCAGACTTTGCCGTTAACTTTAAAGAGTCATGGGCCTACGCCGTGCGGACTGCGCGATGAGTAAGTCGATTAAATCATTTATATCAACACCATTCCTTGCTGCAGGATTTCTTGTTGTTGTGGTTGGTTATGTATTGATACGTCTTGCTATGTGGGTTGAAAAGTGAAGGTACTCCCAGAAGCAAGCTATAAGGGTAATGAGAGGCTCATGTTTTCTCTAGTCACAAGGATTTTATAAAGGGGTTATATCATACAAAACAGTAACTTAGATATGTTAAGCAGTTTGCAAATCGCCGTAACTCAAAAGGTTTTCGGCGAGATTGTTGGCATTTCTCAGCCTGCTGTTAGTGACCTGATCAAGCGTGGCATTTTAACTGACGGAGATATTGCAAGTAATTGGCTGGTTGCATATTGCTCACATCTTAGAGAACAGGCTGCCGGTCGTGCTGGATCTGATGGAAGTCTTGACCTGGTAAGTGAGCGGGCTCGACTGGCTAAAGAGCAGGCCGATAAAGTCGCGTTTCAAAATGCGATCACTCGTAACCAGCTTGCGCCAGTTGACTTGCTGGAAGAGGTGTTGGCGAAAGCCGCTGCGCGTATCAATGGTGTTTTTGATGCAATACCAGGAATGATCAAACGCCGCGTTCCATCGTTGAGTTCAGAAGATGTTGATTTGATTTCAGGTGAAATTGCGCGAGGCAGAAACATCGTTGCATCAATGTCCTTGAATGACCTTAACGAAAATTCATCCATATCTGATGAAGACGTTATTGTCGGTGATGTTGATTAATGTGGGAAGAGTGGGGCGCTTATGCGGTGCGTAAAGGTAATTATTCAATCAGTAAAGCGATGATCGATGGGAAGTGGATTTTTCAGTTATGGCAGTTATCACCTGAAAAGAGCCTTGGCAAGTTTGCCAGATATAAAGAAACGCAAGCGGCACATGAAAAAATATTGAGCAAAGAGAAATAACAAATGGGCGCAATAGATAGTAATGTTTTTGATATAGGCAATATTGAGCGAAGCCTGATGCTTGGCATGCAGGCTTTTGGTGTGCCTGAGCCACTTACTTTGGATCAGTGGGCTGAAAAGCATTTCTATCTATCAAAAGAGTCCAGCTATGTTGAACAGAAATGGAAGGCTTGGTCGTTTCAGCGTGCGATTTTATCCTGGATGTCTAATGATGATATTGAAGAGATTAACTGGCGAAAATCTGCACGTGTAGGCTATACAAAGTGCATCCTAGCGTGTATTGGATATACCGCGCATCATAAACGCCGCAACCAGGCATTATGGCAGCCGACAGATGATGACCGGGATGAGTTTGTAAAGACAGAGCTTGACCCCATGCTGCGTGATGTTGATGCCATGTCACAGGTGATTTCTACTACCAATGCGCGCGATAAAGACAACACGCTGCAGCAAAAAAAATTCAAAGGCAGCATGTGCCATCTGCGTGGAGGCAAGGCCGCTAAAAACTATCGCAGGATCTCGGTTGATACTGGTTACCTGGATGAATACGATGCTTTCGACAGTAATATCGAAAAGGAAGGTGATGCCGGTGATCTGGCAGGTAAGCGTGTTGAAGGTGCTACTTTCCCAAAAATGATATTTGGCACGACGCCAAAACTGGACGGATTCAGCAATATCCAGAAACGTGAACGTAATGCCGACGTATTCATGACTTATCGCGTGCCTTGTCCACATTGCGATGATTACCATGCAATCAGTTGGGGCGGTAAAGATGAGCCGCATGGCTTCAAGTGGAATGAAGGTGATTATGAAAGCGTCCGTCATTTATGCCCGCATTGCGGGGCATTAATCACTCAGGCCGAATACCTATCTATTGCTGATCAGGGACGTTACGAATCTGAATCGGGCATCACTTCTGATTTCAATGGTGTGTTTCGTGACATCGAAGGCAATATTATCCGCGCTCCCCGTCATGTCGCCGTGCATGTCTGGTCTGCCTATAGTCCTAATGTTTCATGGGCTGGGATCGTACGTGAGTTTCTTGAAGCTCATCAGGAGATGATGGAGGGTAAGTCTGAAAAGATGCAGACCTTCACCAATACTACGCGCGGTGATTATTGGGCCCAGGATGTAGATAAAACAGACTCAGATGAAATTAAATCCAGGGCAGAACCATTTCCGCTTGAGCGGTTGCCGATGGGATGTTTGATATTACTGGCGGGGGTTGATACTCAGGACAATAGGCTAGAGTGTAAGGTTTGGGGATATGGTCGCGGATGTCAAATGTGGACTATTGCGCACCGTATATTCTTTGGCAATCCATCCCAGGATGAGGTTTGGGAGGATCTTGAAGAATTCCTGTTTGAAACTCAATTCCAGCATGCCAGTGGTAATCAGGTGAAAATATACGCGACTGCGGTCGACTCACGCGGTCACAACACACACGCAGTGTATAACTTCTGCAGCAAGCATCAGCGCCGCCGTGTTCATGCCATTGCCGGTAGAAACGGGCGTGAAAAACACATCAAGGATGGCGCTTCAAAAGTAGATATTGACTGGCGCGGCAAGGTGTCGAAACAAGGCGGCATTCTATGGTGGGTAGGTACAAACCATGCAAAGGATATGTTTTATAACCGCTTACAGATAACTAAGCCTGGGCCCGGCTATGTCCATTTCTCGCATGAGTTATCAGATGAATTCTTTAAACAGATCACCGGTGAAAAAAGAACCACACGCCGCAATGCGCGCGGAGCTGAGGAATCAGCATGGGTAGCTACACGTAAACGG